AAGAAACTTATACGAGGAGCAGGTGGTCCACCACCCCCACCAAAACCATATCGTGCTCCTGATACTTTACATAGTAGGCAGTTTGCTACTGTTCAAGATTTAATATCTGAAGGAGAGATAGAAGGTTTTTCAACTCCATCAAAAGCTGGTATTACTGATCGAACATCTACGGAATATAACAATGCTGCGTTAAAAGATGTTTTTTTAAACGATACTCCTGTTTTAAATTCTCAAGCAGACAATACAAGTCCAGCTACTTCTGATTTTAATTTTCAGGATGTTACTTTTAAAACACGATTTGGAACAAGTAGTCAAACAAAATTATCAGGAATACCAACAGAAAATCGAACACCTCAAGCTGTTAGCACTGCCAATGTAACTACAAGTGCTCCTGTTATCAAACAAATTGATACAGCTTGTGATGCTGTTATTGTTACTTTAACTTGGGCACAAATTCAAAGATCAGATGATGATGGCAATATTCATGGATCTACTGTTGAATATAAAATTTCTGTTCAAGCAAGTGGAGGTTCTTATGTAGAAAGAGTAAATACCTCTGTATCAGGTAGAACTGCTGATTCTTATTCGAGAGATCATAGACTTGAAATGGTGGATTCTAATGGAACTGCTCTTAGTTTTCCTGTAAATGTCAAGGTTGAAAGGGTTACTGCTGATGCTGACCCTGCTGGTTTTCTAAGAGATGAGTTTACTTTTTCTTTTATACAACAAGTAGTTGATAGTAGTTCGACTTATCCAGACAGTGCTTATATGGCATTAAGAGTAGATAGTAAAATTTTTAATTCAGTTCCTTCAAGAAGATATAAAATTAGAGGTATAAAAGTAAGGATTCCAGGTGCAGGTGCAAATAGTTCTGGAACTCCAACAGTTGATATAAATACGGGAAGAATACAATATCCAGATAACTATATATTTGCTGGAACAATGCAAGCAGCAAAATGGTGCTCATGCCCTGCGATGATACTTCTTGACCTTCTTACTACTAAACGCTATGGGTTAGGAGATCATATTGCACCAGATCAAACAAGTGATGCTACGACTTTTTCTAATCTTGACTTGTTTAGTTTTTTTGCTGCATCTAAATTTGCAAATGAATTAGTGGATGATGGAACAGGTGCAGGTACTAAAGAAGCAAGGTTTAGTTGTAATGTAAATATTCAAAGTCCTAAAGAAGCCTTTGATGCGATAAAAGATTTAGCAGGTGTTATGAGATGTATGCCAATATGGTCTGCTGGAACAATAAGCATTTCACAAGATAAACCTACTACACCTAGTTATTTATTTAATTTATCAAATGTAGGAGAGATAGGATTTACATATCAAGGTAGTAGTTTAAAACAACGTCATTCTGTTGTTTCTGTTAGTTACTTCAACATGGATTCAAAAGAAGTAGATTTTGAGGTAGTGGAAGATGCAACAGCAATATCTAAACTTGGAACGATTGTTAAACAAGTAAAAGCATTTGGTTGTACTTCTCGTAATCAAGCTGCGAGATTGGGTCGTGCAATTCTTTTTGGTGAACAAAATGAAAGTGAAACTTGTTCTTTTACGACTTCTATTGATTCGGGTTTATTAGTAAGACCTGGTTCTGTAATTGAGGTAGCTGATCCTGTTAGAGCAGGTTCGAGAAGGGGTGGTCGTATTGTATCTGCAACGACTACAACTATAACTATAGATGCAGAGGCACAAACAAACTTACCAGCGTTAAATGATAACCCAACTATTAGTGCAATGCTTTCTGATGGAACTGTAGAAGTTGGCAGTATTTCTGATATTACAGGAGCAGTTATTACTGTAAATAGTGTTGTAAAAACAGACAGCGAGGGTAATCAAACGACTCAATCTACATTTACATCTGCACCAGCAACAAATTCACCCTATCTCATATCTAGTACAACTTTAGAAACTCAATTATTCAGAGTTATTCAAGTTGAAGAACAAGATGGTATAAATTATGCTATTACTGCTTTAAGTTATGTAGAGGGTAAATATAATTTTATTGAAAATAATGTAGCTTTACCAGAGAGAAAAATATCTGTTTTAAATGATCCTTTATCTCTTCCTACTAATTTAATTGGAGTAGAAAAAACCATAGTTGTTAATGGTGTTGCAAGAACAAAGTTAATTATTAGTTGGAAAGAACCTTCTCAAACATTTAATATCACAGATAGTAGTGGTAATATTCAAGTTTTTGAAAAGCCACAAGGAGCTAGTCAGTATCAATTAAATTATCGTTTTGTTGCAGAAGATAATATAAAAGACAATTTTATAACTCAAATTGTTTTTGGTAATGATTTTGAGATTATGGATACAAAAAAAGGAAAATATGATATTGAAGTATATTCATATAATGGATCAGGTAAATTATCAACAAGTCCTTTAAGTGGTTCAATATCTACTGATGGTAAAATAGATCCTCCAGAGGATGTTGCTGACTTAACAATCGAGCCAATAAATGAACAATTTGTAAGACTTAGATTTACACAATCAGTTGCTCTTGATGTTTTACATGGAGGAAGAGTCTTTGTTAGACATTCTAATCAAACAGGAGCAGGAGCAACTTTTGAATCTGCTGTAGATGTAATTCCAGCTGTGGCTGGAGCTACTAACGAGGTAATCTGTCCAGCATTAGCAGGAACTTATCTTCTTAAATTTCAAGATGATGGTGGTAGATTTAGTGTAAATACAACTAGCGTAAGTTTATCTTTAGTTGATATTTTAGATTCGATTACTGTTAAAACTGATAGAGAAGATACTGATACTCCTCCATTTAATAACACTACATCTAGTTTGTTTAACAACACTGAATATAGTTCTAGTAGAGGAGGATTGATATTAACTAATATTGGAATCACAAGTCCAGCGACAAAAGCTACAGGAACTTATGATTTTGGAGCCACTTTAGATTTAGAAGGTACATTCTCACTTGTCTTAAAAAGACATTTTCAAAGTGCTGGTTTTTATCCTTCTGCTTTGTTTGACAGTAAAACAGGACTCGTTGATACTTGGCCTACTTGGGATGGTGATGTAGCTGATAGAGTAAACGCAAAATTAGCAGTAAGAACTACAACTGATAATCCAAGCAGTTCACCTACATATACATCTTTTAATGAAGTTGCAAATGGTACTTTTAAAGGTAGGGCATTTCAATTTAGAGCAACATTAGAAACTACCGATCCTGCTCAAAATATAGTTGTACAAGAGTTAGGTTATACAGCAACAATGCCATCAAGAACTGAACAATCATCTGTTATAGCATCTGGAGCAGGAGCAAAGGCAGTTACATTTACAGCACCTTTTTTTGTTGGCACTTCTAGTATTACAGGTATTCCAAAACCTTCAGTTAATATTTCTCCACAAAATATGGCAACAGGTGATTATTTTGAATTAAGTAGTATATCTGGAACTGGTTTTACAGTGCATTTTAAAAACTCAAGTAATGCTAGTATTGATAGGAACTTTACCTATAGTGCTGTTGGTTTTGGTAAAGGAGGTTAACATGAAAAAAAGAAGTAATTAATCATGAGTAATGTAACTGATTTCACTATTGATAATGCCTCTGGTCAATCTGTAAGACTCGATATACAGGCTTGTTTAAAAGCTTTGCAATCTAGTAATTCAAATGGTTCAGATTTAGCAGATTCTCAATGTGTTGCAGGAATGTGGTTTTTGAGAAGCGATAGCAATACATTAAAAATAAGAGGATCAGGAAGTAGTTTTACAACAGTTGGAAGTATAGATCAAGCTAATTTAGGTTTATTGCCAAGATCAGGTGGCACAATGACAGGAGCTTTAGAGCTTGATGATTCAAGTAGTGCCTCAACTCCAGCGTTAAGTTTTGATGGGGATGAAGATACTGGACTATTTAGAAAATCTGCAAATGTTATGGGGTTTTCGTCAAGTGGTACAGAAAGATTAATAATGGATGCAAATGGGCTTACGCTCCAAGCACAAAATGATTTACGTTTTGCTGATGCTGATAGTAGTAATTATGTAGGATTTCAAGCACCAGCTACAGTTTCTTCTAACGTAGTATGGACTTTACCAGCTACCGATGCGTCTGTTTCTGGTTATGCCCTTGTATCTGATGCCTCTGGAACGCTAAGTTGGGCTGCTGCTGGTGCTGGTGCTCAAGGTGCAGGAAGTGACAATATCTTTTGGGAAAATGACCAAACAGTAACGCAGAGTTATACTATTACTAATGGACAAAACGCTGGC